GGGAAAAAGGCGCTAGTACCGCTGGTAAGCCCAAAGCTGGTGAGTCGGACCGTATGAAGGCCAAACGTAAATCTTTTAAGGCCCGTCACGGCAAGAACATTGCCAAGGGTAAAATGTCAGCCGCCTATTGGGCGGATAAGGAGAAATGGTGATGATGGGACGTTACTCTATGGGGAGCCAACTCACTGGCGACCGTGTTAAAAAGATGAACAAAGGCGGCAAGCTGAATATGGTTAAAGGTCCAAGTGGTAAAATGGTTCCTGACTATGCCGCTGATGGCGTTGGCAAGATGTCCTACGGTGGCAAGATGAAGAAGATGGGCGCTGGCGGTAAGATGTCCCGTGGTGACGGTATCTGCACGAAGGGTAGAACCAAAGGTCGTATGGTCTGATGGCACCCAAGAAGAAATCTACGGTCAACGCCGCAAAAAACTACACTCAGCCGACTATGCGTAAAAACCTTGTAGCCAAGGTTAAAGCAGGTGGTAAGGGCGGTGCGCCGGGTCAGTGGAGCGCCCGTAAGGCGCAGATGGTTGCTAAACAGTACAAAGCCAACGGCGGAGGGTACACATCGTGAAGGGCGTAAAGCACTACAAAAAAGATGGTACCGTCCATAAAGGCGGTACACACAAGATGCCTGATGGTTCGTTGCACACAGGCAATACCCACGGCAAGACAAGCACTAAATTAGTGCATTATAAAGATTTGGGCAAAGCAGCAAAGGCTAAAGCAGATGGCGTTAGAACCAAGCCAAAAAAGTCTTAAAGACTGGACCAAGCAGAAGTGGCAGACAAAGTCTGGTAGACCATCGACGCAGGGGCCAAAGGCTACAGGTGAGCGGTATCTGCCGAAGAAGGCCATCAAGGCATTGTCGGATACAGAGTATGCCGCTACTACTAAGGCAAAACGTGCTGCCACTAAAAAGGGTAAGCAGGTTGCGGCGCAACCTAAGAAGGTCGCCAAGAAGACGGCAAAGTATAGGAAGGCCTAGATCATGGCAACAGTTGTACCAGTACTAAACGAACTGTTTGAGGAAGCGTACGAACGTGCGGGCCTCGAAATGCGTACGGGGTACGATATTAAGTCAGCCCGTCGTAGCCTCAACATTATGACGTTAGAGTGGCAGAACCGTGGGTTGAACTTGTTCACCATCGAAGCGGGCACCATACCGTTGATTGCCGGTACAGCGACGTATACTATGCCTGCCGACACGATTGATCTAATCGAGCACCAGCTACGTACAGGTACAGGTGTATCACAGCTAGACGCATTTATCCAGCGTATGAGTGTTTCTACTTACTCGCAACAGGGCAACAAAAACACTTCAGGTCGCCCCTCGCAAATCTACGTGCAGCGTAACGCTACGGATGTTCAGATCACACTCTGGCCCGTACCCGATAGCACGCAAACCTACACACTAGCGTACTACCGCCTTAAAGGTATAGATAGCGTAGCCAGCGACAGCGGTATTAACGCTGCTTCGACCTCTGTTCCCCCTCGTTTTGTACCCGCACTTGTGGCCGGTCTGGCATACTACATCGCTATGAAGAAGCCAGAACTCGCAAATCGGGTTGTGCCGCTAAAGCAGGAATACGAAGCTCAGTTCCTCTTGGCTGCGAACGAAGATCAAGATCGCTCTACACTACAAGTAGTTCCTTTTAGGGGGACTATATAATGCCCGCTCACGCCAGTGGTAAACACGCATACGGTATATGTGACCGGACCGGGTTTCGCTACAAGCTGGAAGACCTCGTGTTTGAGGTCCAGCATGGCGTAAAGACTGGCTTGCGGGTGGGCAAAGATGTGTTCGATCCTGACCAGCCTCAGAACTTTTTGGGCAACATCAATACGTCTGACCCACAATCCCTGCTGAACCCTCGCCCAGACGTAAATCCGGGCCGTGGTTTGTTTGGTTGGAACCCTGTTTGGAATCCCTTGCAATATATGGTAGGCTCTATAGGAAGCGTTACCGTAACCACAACTGATGGAGAAGTATAATGATGCGCCCTAGAAGCCGAAATGACAATAAAGGTATGTCCCCGAAAAAGCTAGAAGGCAGCACTCGCAGCCCTGATGGTCTGAATATGCAAGACCGGGCCGAATTAGAAAAAATGAGTAAGCTACGCCGCGCAAGCGCGCGGGCCGGACGTGAACGTGCTATGATGGCGGATGACCCTAGACTTCCGGGCGCGGCGGAAAGAAAAGCCGCGGATAAGAAAGGCCTGCAAGACCTTTTGGGTATGATGGACGAACCGGTTAAAAAAGCCTACGGCGGCAAGATGAAAAAGGTCAAGAAGATGGCCTCTGGCGGCAACGTGTGCCGTGGTATGGGTGCAGCTAAACGTGGCGGAAACTTTGTAGTAGGATAAGCTCTGATGGACTATGCGTCGCTGACGTCAGCAATCGAAGACTACACGGACAATACGGAAACCACTTTCGTAGCCAATATCCCTTTGTTTATTCGGATTGCAGAAGAGCGCATCCTGAAGAATATCCAGTTGGATTTGTTCCGCAGGAACGCCAGCGCGACGATGTCCCAAGGCAATCAATACTTGGCTTCTCCTACGGACTTCCTAGCTCCGTTTTCCTTGAGCTTTAACGTAAATGGCGAGAAAGTTTTCGTAGAGTTCAAGGACGTTTCGTTTTGCCAATCGTTTGCTCCAGACCCTACAGTTACTGGGGTGCCGCAATACTACGCCCAGTTTGATGTAGACAACATGGTTTTGGTCCCTACTCCAGATGCTAACTACAACTGTGAGATGCACTATTTGTATCGCCCTGCCAGTATCACTGCGGGCGCAACTACGGGTACTACGTGGTTAAGTATTAACGCTGAGTTAGCGTTATTGTATGGAAGCCTCGTTGAGGCCTACATATTTATGAAGGGCGAACAGGACGTAATGGCTATGTATAACGATAAGTTTGCAGAAGCCATGGTTGGTTTGAGGATGCTTGGCGAGGCTAAAGAAACCACTCAAGACTATAGAGTTGGTAGAGTTATTCGGGCAAAGCAATAAATGTTGCAAGATTCGGCGTATAATGGTATTTGTGCTGACAAAATGAGGAGACTTTAACATGGCCTTTACGGGTAACTTTATGTGCACTTCTTTTAAGGTGGAAATCTTAAAGGGCGTTCACAACTTCACTGCTTCATCGGGTAACACGTTTAAGTTGGCCTTATACACTAACAGCGCATCGTTTACGGCAGCTACTACTGCGTACACCACTGCAAACGAAGTGGCTAACTCTGGGTCTTACTCAGCGGGTGGCGGCACACTTACGAATGTGACCCCAACTTCTACAGGTACGACAGCCTTCTTGGACTTCACCCCGGACCTTGAGTTTACAAACGCAACAATCACTGCCCGAGGCGCGTTGATCTACAACAGTAGCGCAGCAGGCAACCCAACTGTTGCAGTGTTGGACTTTGGCTCTGATAAAACCTCTACAACGGGTACTTTCACTATTCAGTTCCCAACACCGGATGCCACAAACGCTATCGTACGCATCGCTTAAACTTACTTAGAGGAGTCTGAGCCATGGCGTTTATCGTAGCCGACCGCGTAAAAGAGACCACGAACTCTACGGGAACGGGTACGTATGCCCTTGGCGGCGCTGCCGCTGGTTTCCAAGCGTTCTCTGCGGTCACGTCCAACACGGATACTGTGTACTACGCAATATCTGACAATGTGTATTGGGAAGTAGGGGTTGGCACTTACGCTAGTTCTGGTAACTCTATTACTCGGACTACGATCCTGTCGTCGTCTAACTCAAACAGTGCGGTAAACTGGGGTATTGGTACTAAGGATATTTTCCTGACCTACCCCGCTGAAAAAGCGGTTGTCGAGGATGTCAGCAACAACGTAACTATCGGTAACAACCTAGTTGTCGGTGGGACTGTCGATGGCGTAGACATTGCTGCTCGTGATGCGGTTCTAACTTCTACTACGAATACAGCAACTGCTGCTTTACCCAAAGCTGGCGGCACCATGTCTGGCAACTTGATCCTCAACGCTGATCCGACTATCGCACTGCAGTCCGCAACTAAACAATATGTTGACACGATTGCTGCGGCAGGTATCCACTACCACCAGCCTTGCCGGGCTGAAACAACTGCGAACCTCAACGCTAACTATAGCAACGGTTCGAGCGGAGTTGGTGCAACACTGACTAACGCAGGCACCCAAGCGGCTATAGTTGTTGACGGCGTTACTCTTAGCGCAACCAACCGCGTCATGGTTCAGCTTCAAACGAACGCCGCGCACAACGGGGTCTATACCGTCACTACAGTAGGTTCTGCCAGTACAAACTGGGTTCTTACCCGAGCTACAGACGCTGATTCCTACGCCCCAAGTGATCCAGATGCCTTGGGTGAAGGCGATGCGTTCTTCATTACTGAGGGTACGGTTCACGGTGGTGAGCTTGACGTAATGACCACGACAGGTGTTATTACTTTTGGTACAACAAACATTGTCTTCGCTTTAGTCTCCGACGCCCCAATCTACACCGCTGGTACAGGCCTTTCGATCTCGGGCACAGAGTTCTCCTTAGTCACTCCGGTTTCTTCGGCCACTGCGTTAGCTACAGGCCGTACCATTGGCATGACAGGCGACGTAGTTTGGACTTCAGCTTCGTTTGACGGCACAGGTAATGTTACGGGGACCGCTGCGATTCAGCCGAACTCTGTTGCACTGGGCACAGATACTACAGGTAACTATG